CGGGCCCTCTCGCGTAAGCAACACCTAAGCACAGGAGGTAATATGGTAGCAAAGGACAAAAGTGTACTGCAAACGCAGTTACTAGAGGCCGTTGTTAACATTAACCCACGTGGTCGCAGTGTTGTTACTGGTACCTTGCTCGTGGAAGGAGTTAGTGAGATCTTCCGGCTGGACCTGAACGATGCCGATAAGGCTCGTATCAGTGCCCTGATCGTAAGTATCGCTAACCTCGACTAACGAGTTTAGGTTACCGGGTGCGACTAGAGGCGAGGCCGTAAGGCCTCGTCTCTTCTTCTCTCTGAGGGGGGTGTTAGAGTATTGGAAACACTCTTAGGCCCCTTACCGTAGACATCTGCGGTGTGTCTAATACCTAATAGGAGCGTCGGATGGCCCTTGAACCTCTCGTTCTAGTGACTCGGCATAACTATACTTCCAATGGAACGGGGTCTTGTTTTGCTGGTAGTGATACCAGCAATACACAGACTCTGTCTGTTGGAGATGTTAGAATTGCCGATAGCGACGTGCGAGAGTGGAAAAGGAAGATCCGGCAGGGGAGGCAAGCTACTGGTACCTTTTCAGGTACTAGTATAGAGCTTGACTACTCTCCCGCCAATTTCCTTGGCGAGAAGCTCTGTAAGGTGTCTGGTGTAGAAAAGTGGGCTAGGTCAGAAGTGACCGGGCCTATCTTTACCTATACTGGACCAACCTTAGGAGTCCCTGGTGCTCCCGTTACAACAATAGACACGAGCACGGATGCGCAGGCTCGCACGGAGTTTATCAAACGTGCCCGACAAGCTCAGGGCTCCTTTCGCGGGAGCACCTTCTTGGCGGAGTTCGCTGATACGCTACGTGGGATCCGTAATCCGGCTGCCGGTATACGAAATCTATTAGATTTCTATAACAGGCGGGCCCGAAGGAATGTCCGTAAGGCCATTTCTAAGGACCCTTATCAAACGAAGGTATCTGATTTGAAAGATAGTCAGATACAAGCGGGTGGTAAAGCACTTAGCGAGTCTTGGTTAGAAGCCCAGTTTGGGATTCTACCCTTGGTATCGGACCTCAAGAGTGCGTACGAAGCCTTTAACCACTTCGCAGATCGTGAGCCACGTGTGCCCGTGAGGGCAAGCGTGACTAACAGCTCTGCTGTGGTTAATGGTCTAGATAACGTTACTCTAGGGTTCTGGGACTACGTCCTGTATGTTCATACAAAGACGGAGTACCTAGTTAAGTATTACGGAGCCGTGAAGGTTCGTACGGAAAGCTTCAAAAGTGACCTGATTGAAGAATCTGGATTTCGGTTCAGAGACTTCGCTCCGGCTCTTTGGGAGTGGATTCCGTATTCCTTCTTAGTGGATTACTTCACCAACATTGGTGATTTGATCGAATGTGCTTCGTTTCCGCGTTCAGACATGGCGTGGGTAGGCCGCAGCTACCGTAATCGTGCAATTCGGGAAATGACCCGAACCACTTTTAAGGTAGTTAACACTGCAGCCTATCCGGCGAATGGCTTTACGCGTACTCTGAAGAACGTCCGTCCGCGCGCTACATGGCGACGTAGTTACCACTCTAGAGCGGCTTATACAGGGTCTCTTGTGCCCTCTTTCCAGATAGAGATACCTGGATCGAAAGGCTTCAAGAAATACCTGAATATTTCTGCTCTGGCGTTACTACGAGGAATGAAGCGTTAGCAATAACGTTTCATAGTGTTAACCTCTAACTTCGAGGCCAACAAGATGGCTGTTTCGCTAAGTTCGCCGGTTACGGGTTCGGCCCAGACGGGCCTTACCTCTCCGACGTACACTCTCGTTGCTGATCAACCCCCTTCTTCGAATTCGAAGCAGTGGGCTGTGACCGCATTGGGAGGGACACAGACGGGTGTGGAGGCGCACGCGCTTTCTCAACCGTTCACGATTGCATTCTTTCGTCCCGCGGTCCCAAAGACCATCGGGGTAGCGAATCCTGCAACCGGTGTCATCAACAACATTCCTCGTAACGTTACGAAGATTGTTGTTCGCAAGGGGGTCTACCCGGCCGCAAACCAGAATGCTGCAAATGCAATTTTCACACTCACGTGTGATGTGCCTGCAGGTTCTGATGTTTACGACCCGGAAAGCCTCCGAGCGGCGTTGAGCTTGCTGTTTGGTTCGGTCGCCCAGATTTCGTCTGGTTTCGGAGACTCTGTCATCAACGGCGTCCTCTAAGGATACCGCCAAATGACTAAGTCGACGAAGGACCGTCTCATAAATCGCTTGCTCGAGTTAGTCGCAGTTGCGTTGCAGAAGGCAATAGGCCGACTGCTTCGCAAAAGCTTCTAAACCGAGCTCCTGGTGGCTGTCTAAAAAGCAGACGCCAGAGTAACCTTCACAGGGTTATAGCGATAGCACGCTCAATGGGAGAACAGTATGTCCGGTGTTAATCGGCAAGTGTTACTTTCGTGCCTTGAATCAGACCTCTCGTCCTACTCGTTTGCGGATAAAAAGAATCCGTTCTCGAGATGGAAGGATGTCGCTGCAACACAGCTCTTGGGAAGCATCTTCAAGAAATATGAAGATCCTAATCCTAAGGCTGATGCCAAGGCTATATCTAAGTTCCTACAAGTTAATAAACAAGTAGGCACTTGGGAAATCGACCCTGAGTTATCAAGTTGGGATGAAGAACTACTAGGTACTTTCAAACGGTACGTAGATAATTTCTTACATCCATCAGGTGAGTTACTAGTTCCATCGCTCGATTCGCTTTTTAACGAAGGCGACTTGGGTAGTGGAGCTAACCTGCTTGGTAACGGAGGTGACTTCTACACAAAGATGTTCTCCTCCAAACTGACAGTGTCGAGTCTAGATTTGTACACCTCGTACAGACGTTCGATAGCAAACCTTCCTTGTTGGTTAGATGCCGAAAATAATCGGCTACGTAACCTGGGAGGTCCTACGCTCGTCCAAGGTAACCGCACACAGTGTGTACCTAAGAATGTCGACATTTCACGTACAATCTGTGTTGAGCCCACACTAAATATGTGGTACCAACTCGGATTGGGAAACATCATCCGGAAGCGCCTTGTTCAAGTTTTTGGACTTGACATTGCGAATCAGGCTGAGAGGAATCGTGAAATGGCGCGGCTAGGCAGCTTAGATGATGGTGAGGACTCTTTTGTCACTGTTGACTTGGAGTCTGCATCTGATTCTATTAGCCTAGGCATGTTGAGAAAGACATTCCCGAAATGGTTTGTCGATCTTCTCATGCTCCTAAGGAGCCCCTCAACGGTGCTCCCGTGCGGAACCCGCGTCGAGCTGGAGATGGTGTCTACGATGGGAAATGGATTTACGTTTCCCCTCCAAACAATGATCTTCAGCTGCGTCGTGTCTGCGTGTTACGAGGAGGCGGGAATCACCCGTCGTCCATGTAACAAGGCGAACCCAAACTGGGCGGTGTTCGGTGATGACATAATTGTAGTCCGAAAGGTCTACAAGCGTGTCCTCCGGCTCCTCACCCTGTTGGGGTTTACCGTAAACGCGGACAAGTCCTTCGAGGAAGGACCATTCCGTGAGTCCTGCGGTTATGACTTCTTTAAGGGTCATTTCGTTCGTCCAGTCTACATTCGTAGATTGGATGATGCGCAGGATACTTACGTCGCCTTCAACAAACTCATCAGATGGTCGCACCAGATGGGGATCAGTATCCCGTCTAGCTTGCAATACCTCCTGCGGAAGTGCCGGTTCAATCCGGTACCACTGTGGGAGTCTGATGATGCTGGAATCAAGGTTCCTGTAGGGTTCTTCCAACCGAAATATAACCGCGCTACTGGATCGTACGTCTATAAGGCGTATGTCACTAGGAGAACGGCTATTCGGTTGCATGAAGACTCCTTGCAGGTTCCAAGAGGCCAGCGTTACCGCATCTACAACCCTTCGGGGGTGTTGATTGCTGTAACTAGAGGCGAGTTTAGGGACGGCGAACTCACGCCACGCCAAAAGCGTGGGCGAGCCGTTACTGTCAGGCGTACTGCCCTTAACTGGGAAGTACCTCCTGTCTCCGACCTCAGAGGCTTTCTTAACATAGAACGAGTTGCGTTCTGCAACGCGAATATGCTAAGGTCAGCCTTCGGAGAAGCGGTGTGGCCTGTTGCAGGTCACGTCGATGGGAGACTGTGGAAAACAGTCTTCGACTCATTCCGCGATTGCGGTTGAGTTGACCCG